GTCAGACCAAGCAACTCAAACTTTTTGTTGACCTTGTCGGCTCCTCCTTCAACAGCACCCTTTCCAATCTCGGCACCAAGCCGGCCAAACGCAGTGGCTAACGCGTCAGTGCTGCTGCCGGATTCAGTAGCCACGAGCTGTAGCTGCTGGATCGTCTCCACGGCAATGCCGGTCCTGCTCGACAACTTGCCAATCTCGTCGATGGCCTGGCGGCTACCGTCAAACAAATCCTTGGCAGCCCCGGCCGCCTTCATTAAACCGCTGGCGACGGCGGTGATGCCAGCAATAAACGCTTTGGCAATCTCGATGTTCTTAAGCACGCCTAGGTCGTCGGCGGCCTTCTTGCCGCTGTCGGCCATCTGGTCGAGACGCTTGTTGATGTCTTGAACCGCTGCGCCCAGCTGTGCCGTGTTGGCACTGATCTGCATCGCAAGTCCGAGGGCAGTGCTCATTTGCCTAGCATTCTTTTTAGTCGCAGGAGCTCGTCATGCATCTGGTGCCGGTGCTGCGGCGGAGAGTCAACTGGGATGAAGTCTTTGGGCTTCGGCTCGCGGCCCCGCTTGGCGTGCGGTGCCAGGACGGCACTGGCGACGACGCCGGTCTGCTGCCACGGGTCGGCAAGCGGCCGAAAATAGCGGTGGTATGCCATCCAGTGAGCAAGTTCATCGCAATCGAGTGCCTCTATTTCCCTGAGTGATTTGCCGAGGTGCCCAGCCAGCTGCAGCATAAAGAGCCTTACTGGCCGGGCGTTGATTCCCCCGCGAGTTCTCGGATGTCCGCCTCCGACATGCGGTTATACGCCAGGGCCTTGTCAAAGAGCGGCCCGAGCACAGAGCTCGACAACTTGCCGACCTCGCCAATCTCGTCGTCGCTGTAGAGCCGTGTCCCGTCCTCCTCGCACAACACAAACGCCAGGTACATGCTCCGCATGTCCTCGACTGTGCGGTCACGCACGTGAGCAACCGTCTGCTCCCAGACGTCACGCTCACGGATAGAGATGCAGCGAATATATACGTCGATTCCCTCGACGGTCACCTTTAGCGGCGGCTTGCCTTTGGCGATGTGCTCGAACTGCTTGCGTAGTCCCATGTCATGTATCCAGGAGTTGCGCGGTAAACGTGTACCTCGTGACACCGTTTAGCTGCGGCGTAATAGTGATACCGATACATACTGCGTTAGTCGTCAAGCCGGCTCCGCCGCCACTGATGACGAGTGCTTTCCGCTTTCCGTATTCGGACACGTTCATATTCGCACTGCCGTACGCTGAGATTGAGACGGTGCCAACCGCATCGCTCCAGCCCTGGCTGTCGGCGTTCGTCGTGCGGTCTTTGCGTACGCTGCCGTAAAGCGGTACGGCCAGGTCAAAGACATCGACGAACGCGACGCCTCCCCAGGTCGCCGAGATGCCCGTCGAGTAGGTCGCCATGCCGGGCCTCCCGGCTTAGTCGATCCGGACGGTGGCCGAGCCCCGCACGACGTCATTGACGGCCAGGGTGACGCTCGAGCTCACCACGGTCGCATTGCCGCTGAGGGCCACTGCGCCAGTCAACGCGTACGCCCCGGTCGTGCCGCCGGCCAGCTGCGTGGTGCCGATGTAGTCAAAGCTGAGCTCCTTGCCCGTCTCGCCGGTCGCGGAGCCGGTCAGCGGCCGGGCCTGCGTCAGGATCACCTCGCCGGCCGTCTGGCCAAGGTGCGAGATGTCGATCCGGTCGGTTTCGCCAGAGACGTCCGAGAAGTTGACGGTGACGCTGGTGAGCGTAAACGTGCTCGAGCCAATCGTCAGCCCGGTCCCCGGTGAATCATGCGGCGTTGTCGCCATGTGCTAGCTCTCCTGCCACCAAACGTCGAAGGTCAAGGTGATCTGATACGCCGGCGGTAGGTCGCCGCCCTGCAAAGTCACGAAGTCGTCCTGCTCGTTGTCCAAGGCCACTTGTGACACTGTGCAGCCTAGGGCACTGCCGCCGTATCCATCCAGAGTCGAGCGGATTGCGTCGGCCGCCTCGCGGGCCTGCTCGTAGGTCTGCCCGTAGACTTCGTAGTCAATCGATACCTCAGGCACGCCCATCGGCGGGCCAAGCGTCTGCTCTCGGTCAATCGTGCTGCGACGGTAAACGACGAAGGGATAGGTCGCCGACGCCGGTGCCATGACCGCATAGACGCGGCGGCTGATAAGCCGAGCGACCGCCGGGGCCGCCAGCATGGCGCGGAGCAAAACGGCTTCTGGAGACTTGAGCATCACTTTTTGACCGGGAAGGGCCTGGCCATCTCCTTGAGAGCATTCGTGAGCGACTTGGTCATCTCTCGCGGCATCAAAGCCTTCATGGTGCCGAGGGTCTGCTGGTAGGCCGTGCGAATTGGCGGCTTGCCGGCCTTGCCGCCAATCGGGAACTTCCCCAGGTCCACTCGCTCGCCGTCAGGCACTCGCTTGACGAAGCCCTTGGGCGGCTTGGGCTGAGTACGTAGCTTCCGCTTTCCAAGCTTTTTGATAGAGCCGCCGAGGGCCTTGTATCGAGACGCGATTGGCCCCTTGGTAAATCGTTGTTTGGTGCCAAACTCTAGCCAGCCCTGGTGGTGGCCCTTTTCGCTGCCCTTGAGCCCGTCGCCTCGCTTTTTGGGTGCTGCCGTGTAGCCAGCCATGGCAATCCCGGCACCGTCCTTCACGTACCGCTTGGTCTTCTTGCGGATCGCCCGACGCAGGTTGCCAGTCGGCCCCTTTGGCGTGTTGCTTCGCAGGGCCTTGAGTGCCGGATCCACTGTCTTTCCGAGGGCGGCTGCCATGTACTTCGCGGCGATGTTGCCACGCAATGCAGCGAAAGCCTTCTGGATCTCCTCCATCTGCGGAAACTCGACTTTGACTTCTACGCCTTGGCTCATGCGACCGACTCCTCGCAGACCGCAACGTGCTCGCTGCGGTTGTCGTATTCGAGGAGCGAGACGATCTCTAGCACTCGGCCACGCCACAAGAGCCGCATGTTGTGCGTCATCCCGTCGACGTAACGCATCCGCACTCGGTGGGTTACGCTGACGTCGACCTGGCCAAGCTCGAGGGCCTCGCGGCTGCTGACTCCCTGGACGCTGGCCCATCGCTCTGCATACGTCGCCCACTCAAGCGTTGTCTCTCCGAGCGAGTTGCGCCGCTCGGTCGCCTGCTGGACCGTCACTCGCTCGCGCATCTTGCCAAGGTCAAGTGCCATAGATGACTAGCGTGTACGAGGAAGTACCTGAGTCGCTAATGACGTCGATAGTGCTTGGCGAGTCAAAGCAACTGACGACCGCCAGCTCTCCGCTGCTCTTGGCACTGACGCGGTTTGCTCCCGGCTCAGAAACTTGAACGGCCGGCGTTCCAAGAAGAGCGACGCGGCTGATGTCGCTAAAGCTCACGATGCTGCCGCTGGCGTCCCGATAGGCCGGCGACGTCGTGCCGCCGCTGTACACCGTGACCGCAGAAGTGCCAACGGTCCCCGTCACAATCGCCACCTTGCCCGACGTGTATTCGGTCGAGTCCTCAAGCGACACCACCTTCAGCGACGCCGTGCCGTAGGTGTCGTGGAACAGAACGTCTACGGTGATCCGGCCGTCGAGTGCCATCAGCGGTAGCTCCCCCAGCGGTGAGTGTCGAGTAAAGCCTTCACTCCGAAGGGCACGTCTTGCGGCACTGCACCCGTCGCCACCGCGGCCTGCCGGTTCTCGTAGAGGTGACCGATGAGCAGCAGCATCGCCGAGCGGATGGCCTCGGGCACGCTCGTGCCGTCAGCCCCGTAGCCGCCCCACCATGTGACGCTCACGGCGTTGGCGTCGGCCAGGTGGCCGGGCCACGTGCCGGCGTAGACGGTGCGGACAACGCCCGGCGTCGAGTCGCGGTCGACGCGGTACTCGCTCGTATTGAGCGTCGCCGTGGCCTGCGTCTCCAGCGTGTAGGTCACGCTCGTCACGGTTGTCGTGCCGGCCGTCGCCATCGGCGGCCGTGGCAGCTTGAACTCCCACGGGAAGGCGTCCATCCGCATCGTCCACTGAGTGTGGACCAGCGTCCGGTCGAGGTACTCCTCGCACCACTCGCGGGCCGCCGTGATGATGGCGGTGATCAGGTCGTCGTCGTCGCTGATGTCGACCCGCAAGTGGGCCTTGGCCGCGGCCAACGTGACGGGCTCGACGGCCGGCGCGGTCTCGCGGGTCAGGCTGCGGTATCTCATTTGCGGCGGCGTCTCTTGCGGGGTGTCGCGTCTGCCTGCTCAACCTCGGGCTCGGCGGTCGCCGTCTCGAGCAGATCCTGCTGCCGCTCCTCAACGGCGTAGCCGTGGACGATCATCTCGTGGGCCTGCCCGCCAGGGACGTCGAGCACCGTGCCCTTGTTGTAGGCCCGGTAGGGCCGTATCAGTCTTATCTTCCTCATTGCGGGGCTCTCCATGCAGTTTCCGGGGGCTCGTGCGTCTTGGTGTACTCGGTCGTCCACTGGAACACCGGCTTGCCAAGATCCTTGCCGGGCCATGTCACGACGTACTCGCCGTGGCCGATTGTCACCCGCGGCGTGACGTAGACGCTGTTGCCGCTGTTGCGGAAGTTGTCCCAGAACCAGATGTCAGGATCTCGCCGGCCGTCACCCCAGCCGCCAACCGGGTCTGGCTTGCACCAGAACCAGGGCTTTTCGCAACGCTTGAGGGCGGCCGTGCTAATGATCGTGCAGCCGAAATGCGCCGTGTCCACCTCCTGCACCGGGGCCGCAAACCACTCCCGCGGCACTGCGGTCTTGCCATCCTCGGGCGGGTTGTCCAGCTGGCCCTTCAGCGTCAGCATCGGCCTGCCGTCCTCTCGCTTGGTCTGCAGCGGTGCCAAGGCGTCGCACTGAAACGTCAGTGCCAGGGCAAAGAGGTGCTCGATGTCGGCCTGCGAGAAGAACGAGTCGTAGTCGATGCAGAGCAGGTACTCGCAGCGGTCGATGAACTGCTCCCAGACTCGGGTGTGCACTTGGTCCCAAAAGCACCCGGTGCCCATTGTGGGCCGGATGTTGAGCGGCATCAGTGCCTGCACCCACGAAAACGCATTGGCCGTAAACGCCAGGCGTGGCATCGAGAGGACCGCCTCGACGCGGACGTCAACCTCGCTGTCGCCGATACGGATCTTCATTGACCCTCCACAGAAAACGGCTGGCAAGGGACAAACCCTGCCAGCCGTTACTGTGTCAGTCGTGTCAAGCGTCAGCCGCTGACGGTGGCCGAGACGCCCTGCTCAGCAGCCGTCACCGGGCCGACGTCAGCCTTGCCAAGCCGGGCCACCGAGCAGACGACGCTGTCGATGATCGGCGTGGCCGAGACCTTCAGGTAGCGGCTCTTGCCGCGAAGGTCCAGGTTGAACCGCACGATGTTGCTGGCGTCAGTCAGCGAGGTCGTCGGGATCGTGAACCCGCCCGTGCCATCACCGACGAACTCGGTGATGTTGGCAAAGGTCGTGTTGTCATCCGACTGGCTCAGGGTCAGCGTGTCGGCCACAGCGTCGCCGGCCGCCGTCGTCGCCTCGAAGACCACGTCGATGCTGGCGTAATCGTAGCCCAGCGTGTCGATGGTCTGCGTGTAGGTTGCGTCGGTCGCGGTGTCAGCCGTGCCAATCTTGGCGGCGGTCTTGGTGAGCTCGAGGCTGTTCATGCGTCAGGTTCTCCGGGGAAGGCTAGGTGAATCAGTGACCGACAAGGGCGACCAGCGGGCCGGCTTCGGTAGCGGAGCCCGTCGAATGCCAGACCATCTCGGCCCTGGCCACTCCGACGTAAAATGTCTGGTCGTACTCCACATATCGCTCCGTGCTGATCTTCGTCGTGAAGGCCGAGCGGACGCCGTACATGCCGGCGAGGCTGGCGTCTCCGAGGAGGGCCATCACGTTGCCGCTCTGGTCGCCCGACTTCGGCATCACGTTGGAGATGGTGACCGGGTAGCCGAGGAAGTTGAACCCGGTTCCGTTCTCGAAGGAGACCCGGCCGTTGGCACCGACGTCGAGCCGCTGCATCGACTGAGCGAAGCCGTAGCTGGAGATGTACCAGCGGGGCTGCGTCACGTAGGTCGGCAGCTTGGCGACCACGCCGAGGAAGTCGTTGACCGTCAGCTCGGAGAAGGTGTCGTTATTGCTGTCGGCCGTGTGGTAGCTGCCGGCGTTGGTCAGGATCTTGTTGGCCACGCCGTAGATCCCGCCGTAGGTGTTGGTGCCGTCACCGTTGACCGCAGCCTGGTCGAGCTTCTCGGCGATGGCCGTGGCGAACTCGGCGATGACCCAGTCTCCAACGACCGCCGCGTCGGCAAGCAGCTCGTTGCTGACGCGGGTGCCGACGGTGAGCTTCCGGGCCACCAGCCGGATGTCGGTGGCCGAGGGGTCGCTGGTGGCGATCTCGGAGTTTTCCGACGTCCAGGCCGCGGTGACACCGCTGAGCCGCTTGACGGCCGTCACGGTGTCGCTGGGCATCGTCACCTGCTGCATGACGCCGGGCCACACGCCGAACTCTTCGACGAGTCGCACGATCTGGCCAGAGGCAATCTCGGGGACGAATACACCGCCGGCAGAGCCGACAGCCTCGCCCAGAGCCCGGCTCTCGACGCCGTGGTCCTGGCACCACCGCTTCGCATCGGAGTCGCCATGCACGTAGCCGGCGAGCCAGCGGCCGAACGAGTAGGCGTCTCGGCGGCCCTCTTCCGTGTTGGGGAACGCCCGCAGCTTTCCGCGGTAGGCGACCGGCTCAATCCGGGCCACCTCACGCTCCTCGGTCACATCGGGAGCCGGCTGGCAGCGGTCCTTGACCGTCTTCAGCTCGCGGACGCTCTCGACGACCTTCTCTTCGAACTCGATCTTGCCGGTCAGTTCCTTGGCCCGAGCGGTCAGCCCCTCGAGCTCCATGTTGCGAGCGTCGATGTCGGCCTGGTTGTCGCTCTCAAGAGCGGTGAGCGAGTCGATGCGCTCGGCGACCTCATTGGCCTCGGCGCGAAGAGCAGAAAGGCGATCCATGTGCGGTGTCTCCTGCGGCGTCATTGCCGTCTGGAGTGCAGCCTAGGAGCGAGGCTGCCCACCCTTGCAGAAGCGCACTTGAGAATGTGTTGTTTTTACAAACGCCACCGCACGGGCACCGCACCGCGGGCACCTCATGTACCGCTGCCGCTCGTCACCGACGGGACGACTCGACCGCGTGCGGAGCTTCTCCCCGCAAGTGCATCTAGGCTGTTCGCTCATACATTCCGCAGCCGCAGGAGGGCGGCCCACGCCTGGGCGACGCCCCGCAGGGCCGAACGCTCGGCAGGCGGGGCCGCCGGCTCCGCATCCTGCTCCTGGCTCGCCAGCCACGCCTCGTAGGACCGCTGGGCCACCGCCACGCTGCTCGCCGGGTAGGCCGGCGTCAGCACGACCGAGACGTCGGCCAGCATGGACACGTCGCGGATCTCGCGGATGGCCCCGCGGTCGTCGCTTGACCAGTTCTCGCCCTTGGCGTCGACGGCGAAAGCGAACGACGAGCCCCGCAGATCACGCCTGCGGACGAGCTCGAGCGTGTCCCGGCCGACCTGCGTGTCGGGCGGCGTCACCGTGTACTTGAGCCCCTTCTCGTCGCTGGAGAGCTCCAGCGTGCCAGATGAGGTCCGGCCGAGGATGAGGTTGCTGTCGTGGTTGAGCAGTGCCACGACGTCCTGCTTGCCACGCTGTCGGTTCAGGATGCGGTCAAACGCACCCGGCCGGATGACCTCGCGAAACGCCGATCCGCCCTCTCGCAGCGGCAGGCTGAATCTGTTGTAGACCGCGGCGTAGCCGGTCAGCACTTGGGTGCCGTTGGCTCGCTCCTCAATCGTCAGCTCGGCCTCGGGCAGCTCGTCAAAGTCCAAGCAGCGTCGCTCAAGTTCCATCGTCGGTTTCCTCCTCGTCTGGCGTGTCGTCTGGCTCCTCTGCCGGGGGCTCCGCGGGCGGCTCCTCGGCCACAGGTGGCGGCGGCTGTTGCTCTGGCTCCGCACTCATGTCCTCCAGCGTTTGCATGTTCATCTGGATGTAGTGGCGGTCGCCCTCTGGCCCAATCGGGTTGAGGTTCTCAAGCTCTCGGATCTCGTTAATCGTCATCCAGCCGTTTTGCAACGCCGAGACGTAGTAGGCCGACCGGCTGGCGTGGTCGCCTCGCAGCAGGCCCGAGACGCTGTGCTCGGCGAAGTATCGCTCGTCGTCCTCGATAAGGTCGCGGCTAATCGCGGATTCCCACCTCTTGAGATGCGGCAGCAGGCAGTGCTGCACAAACTCGGTTCCCTGTACCTCGATATTGGAATACGTGGAGCGAGTCAGGTCTTGCACCATGTGGGGCGGCACGCGGAACGCTCGACAGATCTCGATGACTTGGTACTGCCGCGTCTCGAGGTACTGGGCCGCCTCGTTGCTGCCGCTGAGCTCGTGAGCCTTCACGCCGTTGGGCAGGACCGCCGTGCGGTAGGCGCGATCCGGCCCGCGGTGCAGCCGCTCCCACTGCTCTCGCAGTCGCTCGGCAGCCTCGACAGGGATCGGGTTGTCCGATTCCAATACGACTCCCGGCCGGGCTGAATTGCCGAAGAACGCCGAGCCATGGGCCTCGAGGGCCTGGGCCAGGCCGATGGCGTTCTGAAACAGCTTGTACGTCGGGATTGGCGTGATGCCGTCTGAGGTCGTGAACCGCAGGCAGAAGATTTGGTCCTGCGAGTAGATGGTGTAGCGGTTGCTGTCGGGCTCGCGGTACTTGTACCGCACCTCGCCGTTCTCCAGCCGCTCGACTTCCATGCGGGACGAGTGCAGCGGCCACAACTCCGAGACGGCCCCGCGGGCTCCCGGCCGGATCTCGGCGTAGCTGGCCCCGTAGTGCAGGTAGAGGCCCGTCATCCAATCCCGGAACTCTTGGGCCGTCTGCCACGGGTTGGGCTGCTGGTGGATGAGCCGGTACAGCGGGTTCTCGGTGACCTTCCGCTTGCCGCCGTTGGGCTCACGCTCGTAGAGGTGCAGCGGCAGCGAGCTAACCGCGTCGCTAATCACCCGGATGCAAGCCGTGTAGGCCGAGCAGGCCATCGAGTTGTCGGCGTTGACCCGGATGCCGGATGGCGTGCGGCCGTGCGAGAAGCCGTCATAGTCCCAGCTGCGGACGTCGTGCATGCGGTAGTCAGTCAGGCTGCTCATATGATCGTGATGTCCCAGGACTGCTCGGGCTCAGGTGCGCTGGCCTTCTGCCAGAGGCCGATTGCCATGACGAGCGAGACGATGCCGTCGATGCGTTCTGTGCTCCGTGCCTTGCTTGGCTTGATGTTTCCCGCCGCTGAGTCGCTCTGTATCGCCACGTTGCCCGCTTGCCACGTCAGCACCGGGTGGCCACCGTGCAGCAGCCGGCCGGACACGACCAAGTTCTCGAGCTGCTTAGACGGCCCTGACAAACTGGCGTAGCCTTGCCGATATTGTTCCATGGGCAGCCCGTCTCCTTGCAGTTGCAGGCCGAGCTGGGCTGAGTTCCACGGGTCGAGCCCGACGCCGCGGATCTGGTAGCGGCTCGCCAGCGCGTTGATGTCGGCCCGCACCTTGTCAAAGTCGGTGACGTCGCCCTCGGTCATGCAAACGTGGCCCTGCCGCTGCCACGTCAGGTAAGGCACCTTGTCCCGCCGCTCACGCTGGTGGGCGTTGGCCTCTGGTATCCAGAAGTGCGGCTCGACCCAGAAGTTGCCGTCGTCAAGCGGGAACAGCAGAACAAACGCAGTGGTGTCGAACGTCGTGGCCAGGTCGAGCCCGGCCCAGCACTCGCGGCCCTCGAGCGGCACCGGGCATTCGACGTTTCCCTGCGCCCAGTGATCCATGCGGAGCCAGCGGGTTTCCACTTCGACCCACTGATTGAGATACAGCGTGCGGAAAGTCGACTCGTAGGCCGGCATCTCCACGGCCCGAGCACACTCGCTGCGGAGGAAGTCGATTTTGACGCTGACGCCGAGGTTGGGATTGGCGGCCTGCCAGGTCTTCTCGTCCTGCCAGTCGGCCTTGGGGTCCGCGGCATAGATGGCCGGCAGGAAGTGCTCGTCCCTCACGGCCCCGGCCGCGACGCTCTCGGCGTATTTCCAGATTTCCCAACAGATGCTCTTGCGGTCGTAGCCGGCGGTCGTGATGTAGACCATCAGCGGCTGCGAGCGAGCACCCATCGAAGTCGCCATCACGTCGACGAGCTCGCGGTTGGGCTGAGCATGCAACTCGTCGAAGATGACGCCGTGCGGGTTGAGCCCGTGCTGGATGCCAGCCTCGGCACTCAATGCCTTGTAAGTGGCGTGCGTCTTCTCACAGACGATGGCCGACCTATACACCTTGAGATGCTGCGACAGCACCGGCGACTGCTCGACCGCGATGCGTGCCGTATCAAAGACCAGCCGCGCCTGGTCCCGCGACGCCGCGCAGGAGTAGACTTCGCCGCCCGGCTCGGGTTCCATAAGCAGCTTGAGGGCCAAGCCGGCGCAGAGCGTCGACTTGCCGTTCTTCCTTGGCACCGCCAAGAGCGAGGTGCGGATCTGCCGGCGACCGTCACGCTCGGCAAAGAGAGCCCGCACGTACTCGGTCTGCCACGGCTCGAGCAGGAACGGCTGCCCGCCCTTGTCGCCTTTGGCGTGCGTGAAGAACCGCTCGAAGAACTTCACCGCTCGGCAGGAGGCGCACTTGCAGTCATCCAAACAGGATGGCGGCGTCTTCGTCGGTGGCTGGCTTTTCCGGCGCGACTGAGAGCGACGACCTAGCCGACGGGTTGAGCCCGAAGTCTTGCTCGAGTTGCCGGAGTTGCGTGGCGAGTTTGTGGGCAATCGACACCTCGGGACGCTGGGCGATGTACTTGACCTCGCCGCCGTCGTTGAGGATGGGATACGTGCAGCCGTCCTTTTTGAGAATCGCACGCGTGGCAAGCCACCACTCGTACGTGTCGCAATACCGTGCCAGTGCCTCGACGTCGGCGTCAGTCATGACCCGGACTGCCTCGAGCAGCGGCAGCAGCTCCTTCCATTTTGCTTGGGCGACCTCGCCGAGATGCGGCGGCATCACGATCTTGTCGGCCGGCGGCTTGGGCTCGTCCTTGCGCCGTTCTCTAAGCGTGCCACGAGCGAGCTTGATTGCCGTCGGTTGCGGCTTCGGTCCTCGCTTGCCCATGACCTACCCCCTTCACTTTTTTTGTCAGTTTTTGCAGAGAGG